CATTTCACTTCGGTCTGAATGCAAATGACTATACACCAAATGGAACGTGTAATTTTAGCCGTCTCGATAACGCAAAACTCATCATCAGAAATGCCGTTAAAGGTATTAACAGAAATGATACACACATAAATATTTTTGGAGTCAACTATAACATTTTAAGAATCAAAAATGGAATGGCAGGTATTTTATTCGGAAACTAACTTGGGGGGATTCCCCAAGGTAGAATCAATATAATTATGCCCTGATGGAATCAGAGACGGCTAATGCAATCACGCCGACAATGAAAGCCATGACGACGTAATTCAACTCAGTTTCTTCGCGCCCAACCTTCGACTCAACCTGAGCCTCTGGTTCATCGACAACTTCCCGTTGTCGGGTGGGAGGTTCTAGTTCCTCCAGCGGATAATACGCTATCATTTATATATATACTTTAGAGATTAATTTCTGTCTTCTTCTTTCGCCTTGGTTTCCTACCCTTAGTGCCAGCAACATTTACTTCCCTCAACTCACCACCCGTTGAATCACCCGAGATCGAAACTATGTCAGAGACATCTTCTTCTTCTTGTATCACCGGAGGAGGTGTCGTGTTCATTGGTGGTGGAGGAGGCATCATGATACCACCCATCAAGCTCGATATATCCACACCAGGTCCCTTCATCTCATATTGACCAGTTGTACCACCAACTGGTGCCTCCGTTGATGGTCCATCTGGAGATCTCGTCGTGTTTTGAACCGCCGCCATCATATTCTTCACCAAATCCGGATTCTGCTTCATCACGTCATTCATGTTAGGCATCACAGACTTAAACATACTGTTTGTTAAATGAAACATCATAGCTGAACCACCTAACATCATAATAAGCTTGACCTCTGGAGCGACGCTGACCTTTGATCTATACTTAACATACAATTCTTCGAAAACACCATCATAGTCGTCGACATTTTCCATAATAGATTCAGACCACCCCTCCAACTGAATTTCGAAGGGGTTATATCTCTTGTTCAAAAACTCAAGACCTGTTACACAGGCAACAAGCATCCTTCGAGAAAAACGAATAGACTGCTCAACGTCAATGCTGTATGTAATTCGTTTGACTTCAGATCTCAACTCATCAATGTTGGAGTATGCATTCAAACGCTTGTTTACAGAAAAACCCTTTTTCTCAAGACGAGTTAACTTGTTTAAAAGATCAGATTTCTCTTCATCAATTGAAGTATAACCTTTAGAAGGCTGTTCCTCTTGATAACTCGGACCTCCTTGTGGTTCGTCGTCGAAAAACATCGGCTCATCTTCACCATAATCAATCTCTTCTTCTTGATGTGTCTGCTTTGGTGCCGTTTGTTTATTTGGGTTGACAAAAGCATCCATCGTTTCCTGTTGTTCATGTGATGGAGGAGCTCTTTGTTGGGGTCGGGAGGGTCGTGGTACAGGCTGAGGACGGGGGGCTGAAATTTGAATCTCATCCATCAGGGCCTGTTCATCTTCGTCCAACTTCATAATAGTAGCACTTCCACGGTCGATGACTATTTCTTCGTCCATCTACTCTCTATGTAGAAACTAAAAAATTTACCTTTAACGCAGTTAATAAAAAATATTGGTAGACTATAAATGTTCAAGTTCAATAAGACCAACCGGAACGCCCTCACAACCATCGTCGTTCTTTTTTCGATCATCGCTCTTCTCGGTATCATGAAAAAGGTTAGCGCGTACCAACCCAAACCAATTACTATTAACGTCGTCAACGATAAGTCAATCTTCGATCTCGAGGCAGACCTCGATTGTGTTCCAGGTTCGGGTAAGAAAGACAGCCCATACACAAAAGGTCTCACACCCGGTGGGCTTTGCGATGCCCAAAAGCTTGTTGGCGAACACGCTGGATATGAAATTGTTGATGGAATCGGTGGAACTTTAATCTAAGCTAACTATAAATGGTTCTCATTACGTCGCCAACAGAGACAATCCCAGACCTTAACTATGAATATCATACTATAACAGTTGATACAATTGGACAGACAAATTCCAATTCATTTACATGCTACTTAAACCAACCTCTTCATAATGTTGTTCAAGCTCGTCTTGTAGCCGCTCGAATCAACACCGTAACTCCCATCAATGGCACTGAACACTGTTACATTTCCATCAAAGAACTGGATTCTATCTTTTCCGATAAAGCATCTAGAACACCCCCACCCGAAACAGATGGAAGTATTGTTCGAAACTCATTTGCCAGTTTATTAACACAAGATAATACTGGTACTATCATTTTTAGAGATAACTATCCCATTGTAACCCAATACATTGATCCAATTCGAACAATTGATCGGTTAAATATTTCAATCCGAAATGAAGACGGTGATCTCGTAGAACCATCAACCCCCGCTGCAACAAATTTCTTAGTCTTCCGCTTTGTGTGTAGGAAACCTAACCTGTAATTTTCTCACTTTACTATAGTATACCATGTCTGCTGGTGTTGTTCAATTAATTGCTATAGGAGCCCAGGATGAATATATCGTGGGTAATCCCGAAATATCCTTTTTTAGTTCAACATTTAAAAGACATGCTAATTTTTCACAGTCCATCGAAAAACAAACGATCCATGGAGCTGTGAAAAACAATTCGCTGTCCACCATTCAATTCGAACGTTCTGGAGATCTTCTCGGTTACGTGTATTTTACAATCGATGATACGTCCCAAGCCCTCGATATTCAAAGATGGGATAAGGTTATCGATTATGTAGAATTACTTATCGGCGGTTCCGTCGTAGATTCTCAAGACGCTATATTTACCGAAAAGATTGCTATAGATACATGTGCACAAAATGTATCTAAAAGTGCAAATGGTACACACCCAGGTGTTAGTGCTCGATCATACTTTTATCCACTGCGGTTCTTCTTCTGTGAAGGTCCACAATGTGCTCTCCCCCTCGTTGCATTAAATTATCACAATGTCGAAATTCGAATTCACTGGGGAAGTGAAGCTACAATGTATAATGTAGAGTGCTATGCCAATTATTACTACTTAGACAATGAAGAACGTGGTCAATTTGCATCTAGAAAACATGATATGCTCATCACACAAGTTCAGAAAAATATAGCGTCTCAACAACTCGTCCAGGAACTTACATTTAATCACCCAATCAAATATATCGCTTCATCTGATACAACAACAGACGGTGCCCTGACTTCACCCCAAAATAAAGTAAAACTTAACATCAATGGTCTAGATATAGGTAACTACAGATGGGGAAAACCACACTTTATAGATGTCATGAACTATTATCATACCAACTTTGTGACTTCCCCAGACTTCTTTCTCTACTGCTTCTGTCTGTCCACAAGTTCCCTTCAACCCACAGGTACACTTAACTTTAGTCGTCTCAATTCAGTCAAGCTAATGAGTGAAACAATGCCAATTAATCATTCTATATACGCAGTAAACTACAACATACTTAGGATTGAAAATGGTATGGCCGGACTTCTATATGCAAATTAAAATGCTACACTATATTAAATGGTTAAGAACTTACCGACAGTGGAACGTTCAACCAAAATTAGGTTTGGTAAAAATGTTCCAGACTCGGAGGTTCAAGCTGAAAACACCATAGTATTTAATGCCAGTAACGATTTTTTAGAAGCAAATACATCAAATGCCATATACATGTCACCGATGCGACTGCTTACAGATCCCGATGATCAACGTTTTAAAATACTTGGATTTAATCAAGTGACAAAAGAAATCACTGATAGTAATGTTACTCTCCGCGATATTGGTACCAAAGATTTTCAAAGTATAACTGAAACTGGGAACACGACAACGGAGACTGTCGAATTTAATAATCCCGGTACATCCGTAGTCACAATATCAAATGTAGGTATAGCAAATAGTTCACCCGTACATACTTTAGATGTTGGGTCGAATCTTTACGTGGATGACACGGGGTCAAACGTTCTCTTCGTTTCAGGAAATACATATATCAAAGAAAATCTTGTCATCGATGGTAATGTTCTCATAAATGGTCTGACTACGACAGTTAACACCGAAAATTTAACAGTCACCGACGCAATCATCGAACTCGGAAAAAATAACATATCCGGTGACACCACGATAGATCTCGGTCTTCTTTTAGCTCGCCCAGAATCTTCATCAAATGTCACCGTTGGTTTTCTCGAAGGTAGTGATGAAATTGTATTAGCGTATACCCAAAGTAGTTCTTCAGAAAAAACACTTGTACCCGAGACATCGGAAAGTGTTAATGTTCATGTGTATGGTAAATTGTACACCGAAGATAGCGTCGGTATTGTTAATACATCACCCATACACACTTTAGACGTAGGTTCCAATCTATACGTAGACGATACCGACTCAAATGTTCTCGTCATCAATGGAAATGTAAAAGCAACAGGTTCGTACTATGGTGATGGGAGTAAACTCACGGGTATTGTGACAAGTCTTGAAGACGTTGCAAACAATGGAAATACAATATCAAATGTAATTCAGTTTACTAACCCGGAAACTGGTTTTGCTGTAGATAGTAACGTCGTCGTCGGTGGAAACGTTACAGCCACGAACTTCCTAGGTGATGGTGGTCTCCTCTCGAACCTTGTAACGACCCTCCAAGATGTCTCAGACAATGGAAATACAACATCCAATACCATTCAATTGACAAATACAGACATGGGTCTCGTTGTAGATAATAACGTTCTCATTGGTGGAACTTTATTTTTAGGTAGCCTCGAATTCGCAACTTCACCGACTTTATCATCTGTGACAAATTCTGGTAACGCAACCGAAGAAACTCTTCAGTTTATAAATGAGGTTACCGGTTTTCGTGCGTTGAGTAATATTGTTGTTGGTGGAAATGTTACAGCTTCCAGTTACTATGGTGACGGTGGGTTTCTGTCAAATCTCGTGACAACCCTCCAAGATGTCTCCGATAACGGAAATACAACCTCCAATACCCTCCAATTCACCAACGCAACTACTGGTTTGGTCGTAGATAGTAACATCGTCGTCGGTGGAAATGTGACAGCCACAACCTTCTTGGGGGATGGTGGTCTCCTCTCCAACCTCGTGACAACCCTCCAAGATGTCTCCGATAACGGAAATACAACCTCCAATACCCTCCAATTCACCAATGCACACACCGCCTTCACCACCGACCTCACCTCAAATGTCGGAGTAAAGTTGAATCAATTGGCAAACGTGACACTGACCACCCCTCTAAATGAAGACATGCTTGTATATGATGGTTCCAATTGGGTCAATCAGCTACAAAATCATACATTTTTACAAGCTAAGGCATTAGAAACAATAAGTAAAGGTGATGTCGTCTATGCGGCGGGGCATACAGGTAATGATATTTTTAATATACGGAAAGCTCGAGCCGATAGTTCAACCACCATGCCCGCGTTAGGTGTAGCCTATCAAAATTTGGCTGTAAATGGTGTCGGTCTTGTCGTTACATTTGGTAGAGCTGATAAATTAAACACCGGGGACTTCATATCTGGTGAAACCGTCTATGTGAGTAACGTTGTAGCTGGTGGTATCTCAAATGTGGCACCCCAAGCTGAAACCGATCTCATTCAGAATGTTGGTCTCGTAGTTAAACCTCATGCGGTTACGGGTATCATTGACGTGACCGGTGTTGGTCGTGTGAATGATATTCCCAACGCTCAGCTAGTCACCACCCAACCTCCACACATATATACAAATGGTGGTGGAAACACATTTGAAAAAATGGATCCCGCAGACGTTCTGACAAAACTGCAAACCCTCCAACAAGTCACTGACACTGGGAACACCACCTCAAATACAATCCAATTTACAAATGCCACCACTGGTGTAGTAACCACGGCAAACGTTGAAGTTGGCTCAAACATCGCAGTAGCTGGTCTCGTAGATCTAAATAATAAACACTTACCGATGGTCAGAACAGATGGATTCTTTGAGAAGTCTCCAGTGTACATAACAAGTGGAGGAACTTACGTAGTTTCTACTGCGGAAGCAGAATTTCTGGGAAACCTAACATTGAGTGGCAACACAACAATTTTTTCTTCAAATAACGTCACCATCCAAGATCGTATTTTCGGAATAGGTGCAAATAATGCAGTTCACAACTTGGATACTGGTATCATGATGGAACACAAAGAAGACGGTGATTATGCCAACATAGCCGTCATATACCACGCCGATGAACATAGATTTTCCATCGGGTATACACAAAATACCTTTACAGATAACCACATCCTACACTATGACGACCCCGATCACTTAATGCTCATCGATTTGCGAGGAAACCTTCAAGTCCAAAACAATACATCTATATTCGGTGAACTTGTCACATCTTCAAATGTAGGTATAGCGAACACATCACCTGTACACACCTTAGACGTAGGTTCCAATCTATATGTTGACGATACCGACTCAAATGTACTCGTTGTCAATGGAAATGTAAAGACAACGGGATCATACTATGGTGACGGGAGTAAATTAACAGGTCTCGTAACGACCCTCCAAGATGTCACAGACAATGGAAATACTACATCCAACACCCTTCAATTGACAAATGCGACCACAGGTCTCGTCATAGACAGCAACCTAGTCGTCGGTGGAAATGTTACAGCCACAACCTTCCTAGGTGATGGTGGTCTCCTCTCGAACCTTGTAACAACCCTCCAAGATGTCTCGGACAATGGAAATACAACGTCCAACACCCTTCAATTGACAAATGCGACCACAGGTCTCGTCATAGACAGCAACCTAGTCGTCGGTGGAAATGTTACAGCCGCAACCTTCATAGGTGACGGTGGCCTCCTCTCGAACCTTGTAACAACCCTCCAAGGTGTCTCAGACAATGGAAATACAACATCCAATACCCTTCAATTAACAAATGCAACCACCGGTCTCGTCATAGACAGCAACCTCGTCGTCGGTGGGAACGTTACAGCCACAACTTTCCTAGGTGATGGTGGTCTCCTTTCGAACCTTGTAACAACCCTCCAAGATGTCACAGACAATGGAAATACAACATCAAATACACTTCAATTGACAAATGCAACCACCGGTCTCGTCGTAGATAGCAACATCGTCGTTAATGGAATTAATACACGTAGTATAAAAACAGAAAAACAGGTGAAGATAAACGGAACCGGTGTAGGAGCAAGTGATTACTTTGGCTACTCTACAGATATTTCTGGTGACACGGCTATTGTTGGAGCATATAAAGACAACTCAGAACAAGGTATAGTGTATATTTTTAAACGCTTGGGATCAACTTGGTCAGAACAATCTGCACTTACACATTCGGGTGGTTCCGCGTCCGATCAGTTTGGTATATCTGTATCTATAGATGGAAACACGGCTGCCATTGGATCCAATGGAACTGGCACAAATCAGGGTAGTACCTTTGTATTTACACGCACCGGCTCAACGTGGTCACAACAAATGGAATTAAATGCATCCGATGGAGCCTCGGGTGACTCATTTGGTACGTCCGTAACAGTTTTAGGTGATACCGCTGTGATTGGAGCACCCCTAGATAACTCAAGCCAGGGTAGTGTATATGTCTTCACACGCAGTGGAACGGTATGGACAGAACAAGCCAAGCTCACTGCATCAGATGGTTCTGCATCCGATGAATTTGGTGTTTCTGTGTCTATGTCAGGTAATACAATAGTTGTTGGAGCATCGAAAGAAAATGGAACTCAAGGTGCAGTGTATGTCTTTGTGGGTTCTGGATCATCGTGGTCAGAACAAGCTAAAATCGTTGCGAGTGATGGTTCAGCTGGTGATGTTTTTGGTACATCCGTATCAATCTCCGATGATACCATTGTTTCTGGAGCGTATGGCGATAACAACACACAGGGAAGTGCATACGTATTTACACGCACTGGCTTAACGTGGACACAACAAACTAAACTCATAGCAATAGATGGTTCATCCCAAGACGAGTTCGGTATATCTGTCTCAATCTCCGGTGATATTATCGTTGTCGGATCACAAAAGGATGATGATGATGGTTCAGATAGTGGTAGTGTATATGTATTTATAAAATCTGGTTCAACCTGGGTAGAATATACAAAGATTATAGCGGGGACACAAGGTGGGTCATCCGATCAATTTGGTCACTCCGTTTCTATAGACGGAGAAGGTAGTGTAATTATTGGAGCTTACTTAGATGATGATAACGGTGCAGATAGCGGTAGTGCATATATTTTTACAATTAAACGTGCTCTCGCCGTAAATAGCAATATTATCGTTGATGGATATGTGACATCTACCGATCTTTCCGTAGACAATAACATCGTCGTTGGTAGAAACATTACAGCCACAGCCTTCCTAGGTGATGGTGGTCTCCTCTCCAACATCACCACGACCCTCCAATCTGTTACAGACAGTGGAAATACAACATCCAAGACCCTTCAATTGACAAATGCAACCACTGGTCTCGTCGTAGATAGCAACATCGTCGTCGGTGGAAATGTTACAGCCACAGCCTTCCTAGGTGATGGTGGTCTCCTCTCGAATGTCACAGCATCGGTAAGTATTCAACAATCGTCAGATGTTGGAAACACGACATCTAATACTTTACAATTCACAAATCCAACGACAGCTTTTGTCACCCAGAGTAACGTCGGTATTCAAAACACCTCACCCACTAATACATTGAGTGTAGGATCAAACCTTCACGTTGACGATACAAACTCAAATGTTCTCACAGTTGTGGGGAACACATGGATGCAGAACTTAACTTTGGGGACGATCCACATGACCCCCGCGTATGGTCTAGAAAACGTCACAGAAGTCGGTAACAGTACCCCTTACACTGTTGAATTCAGTAACGCTACCACAGGTCTTGTAACCACATCCAACTTGGAAGTTGGAGGAACACTGAAATTTGGGGGAGTCATAGATTTTTCAAATCCTCTAGGCTTAGCAGCCGTCAGTAATGTTGGAAATACAACTCCCTACACAATTGAATTTAACAACCCTACCACAGGGTTTGAGACAGCCTCTAACGCTGTTATTGGAGGGGACCTAGATGTCTTGGGAAATCTGGGTTCCGGTTTATCAAATGTCATACTGAACGCTATATACCCAGTGGGCACGATTATAGACCGCGCAACTGCGATCACTGATACCCACCTAAACGGTAAGTTTAAGGCGTTCCTCGCAGCCCCTAATCAGGAGTGGGAGTTAGTTGATAATGGGTCTAACACAGTTGTATTGGAGAATCTTTTGCAAAGCGGTGAAACCAACTCATTCTGTGGCCGTGCAACTTTGACACCGGCTACTACTACTCAAAAACTTCCTGGCGGCGCTAGCGGTGGCGTCATTGAATTTGTAGTTATTACTGGTTCTGAGATTACCAACTTCACGCCTGTACTTGGAACGAAGAAGGTTAAGTATTCGTTCCAGTTTCATCATGCTCATCATGATGTAGACGGGCTTGCTAATTATCAGCTCGAAGTTAAAATTGATTCTGGTTCTTGGACCACTGTTCCAGATACTAGTGTTTCAGCTTTTGCTAGTAATTATTACAACGCTATTACAGAAATGGCTTGGGTAATAACATTGGATGATATTGACGATGTTTCATCTGGTCGTACGACTGCTGTTAGACCTGTACTTGGTATTAGAGTTAAAGGGATAGAATTTTCTACTGCTCATGAAGCACAGGTTCATAATTCTAAATATCACGATGGTGTTAATTCGAACCATTTTAGACCTCCGTTATTGGAGGTTAAATGTTTGGGACCTAAAGCGAATCTGGAATACAAGCGCACAGTGTAGACCCAATGTGTAAATTCCTATCTGTCACTGGAATCACCAAACC